GTGTAATAGTGGTTGGACTCCGATGATAGCCCTCCCGGAAAAAGATCCAGGAATCTCGGAGTTTCGACGCAGCTCTTCCTGCGTTCGATGGGCTGCCGTGCTGGAGTGATGCTGGTGATGGTACAATCACCGGATCTGTGGCCGCTGCAGTCACCGAAGTGCGAAAAATGGTGTCCAGCCATCTGCAGCCGCTCACCGCCCCAGAACCGTTGACCGTTTTTGGTCTTTTGGGGTGTTTTGTCCAGCACTCACTAAGGGCGGGGTTGTGAAGCCCGTGGGGATGATCCCTGTTGCCCTACCCCCCGCCTTACGGACGGGGACTTCCAATTACAGCTCTATGGCCGGCATACGACGATTGTACATGCTAGAGATCGTAGACATGACGTTCGTCGCCCGCTGCACGTAGTTGAGCACATCGTCCAGAGAGAAGCCACTGGTCGCGCGGGCAGACGACGGCGTCGTGATGCCCGTGCCAGCCAGAGGCTGATACTCATAAACGGCCACCAACCGGATGCGGAATCCAGTGGCGGCGACCTGACTCTGGTTGACAAAGGTCAGGGCGCTCTTGCGATCGCGCTCCTGGGTGGGCGTGCCAACATTGGGGTCGGTGAACGACTGATCCATGTTAGCCGGAACCCACCGGAGCTCGACGGTGTTGTCCGGTGTGCGGGAGAAATGCTCCAGGGCAGTTTCGACGCTAGCGACGTTCGTAGTGACGCCAGCGTCTACAAGGCTGCCCTGGGTGCGGCCCATCGAGATTGAGCCGGCGCGGTTCAGCTCGGTGCCGAGATAGGTGACCTGCATGCAAGCGGCGACGCAACGCGCGCCGGTGGCATTTGCAGCCAGGAACGTCTTGCCGGGGGTGTTAGTGTTCGTAACAACCGTGCCGGTGTTGGTGCTCCCAATGTAGGATAGCAGCTCCGTGTTACCGGAGCCGATCGCGCCAGGGGTCCAGTGCAGAAGGCCGAACTGTGCTGACGCTTCATTGCAGAAGGTAAACACGCTCTCAGCCTTCACCAGAATGCCGCCCTCGCTGCCCGCATAGATCGGGTGAGACAGAGGGGCAGCACACGGGTCGGACAGCAGCTTGGCATAAGCCATAGCTGGAGCGTCCAGAGTGCGACGGGGAACCATGACGCGAACAGGGCGGACCTGCATTGCCTTGGCCTTCGGCTTGTTGCCGGACTTGTTCTTGGAACGGATCTTGGTGGATTTAACCATTGTGCCTCAGTAGTTGTTGTGGACGAAACTTGCTGTGGCCGGGTCCCAGGCTTGAGTCCCGCGGCGGTGCAGTGATAAGGTAGTGTCACGAAGCTGCTGTTCCACAAGGCGCTGCCGGTTGGGGCAGACGTCAAACGCCCTCCAGTAGGATAAGCGGGCAGCGTCAGTGACTGGCCGTACCTCCCTTGCCATGCCCCTGGCCAGGTTCAGGAACCCGGCGGTGTTCTCCCATTGGGTGCTCTGCTCCACGCGCCCCGGCTGTCCGTGCCGGAGCATGCAGGAGTAGTACTCTTGCAGAACTGGGAGGCCACCCGTGAGGGACATGCCTGCGATGCCGAAGCCGTAGAGCCACGCCGCCGTTAACTTTGGAGTTATCAGCGGAACCAGTGTGTACCGGTCTTTAGACATGGATACGTGTGGGTCACGCACAAGCAGCCACTGTGTGCCATCCCACAGCGGCTGCATCTGGCAGAAGGTGATCTTCTCGAAGACGTCCACAACTGCACCGACTTTGATCTGAAATCCGTACCTGAGAAACCAGTCGAAAAGCCCCTCGGTTAACCGTGGAGCGTCTCGCCTCTCGCAGAATACGACGCAGTCATCGCCGTTGTTCGCCAAGTGGCCCTTGATGCCTCTCTCAGCGAGCAGCCGATGCACCATTGCACACATGATCAGGCAGTTCCCCATGGCGGTGTTCATATCACCACTCATGCGGCAGCCGCTGACCTTGTACTTAATGGTTCCGTCTGAGCACCGGATGATACCGCGGTTATCCAACTGCTGCCTCAGCAGTGGAATTAAAGCGGTGCGGTCATCTCCGGTGAAAGCCGACAGGTAGATGGAGTGTTCCCACTCGAGCATCTCCCTGCTGACGTGTTGATCGAACCTTGTGGCGTCCAAGTCAACCGCGACCGGGTCCTCAAAAGAGTCCCATTTGTCGCGGAGGATCTGGCCGCTCTGCTCGGCGTTGTACCCCTTCAGCACAGTGGGGCCGCCGTATACGCCGGCGATGCCGGCGTATAATGGCTTCTCCAAATGCTTGATGTAGCTTCCAACAACAGCGTTGAACCGAGGTGACCTTGGCTGGATCAACCTCGGCGCGGGATCAGGTTTTATGGTGACGTTAACCTTCTCCGCCTTAACAAACGATCGTAAGACGCTGTCACCCTTGTGAAGGGGGACCGCCCGAAGCCCCTCCTCTGCTCTCTCGTATATGTCCCTCCTGCGGCCACTATAGTTCAAGTGGAACTCGTCCACAGGCTTAGCGGCGGTCTTGGGGAGACGGTTGGTGAGAGCAACAGAGAACTGACGAAGCTCCTTACGAATGTTGATGCTTGGCTTTGGTGTCTCTACGAATACCCCGTCCACCTGGACGAAATAGACACGCTCGTAGAGAGCTCGCTTCGCATTTGCAAAACTGTTGTTGTGGACGACGTA